CCCATAACGGGCAGGTACAAGTGGCCCGGGGTGTACACCCCATTCGACCATCAACGTACTACCGCAGCGTTCCTCGCTACCCATCCACGGTGCCTTGTGCTCTCTGAGGCGGGGACGGGCAAGACCAGTGCAGCGGCATGGGCTGCAGACTACCTCATGCTGCAAGGCGAGATCAAGCGGGTGCTTATCGTCTGTCCCGTGTCTATCATGGACACCGCATGGCGGGCTGACTTGTTCCGTACGCTTATGCACAGAACCGTGGCAATTGCTACGGGTAGTAAAGCCAAGCGTCAACAACTGATTAACGGAGACTACGAGTTTGTCATCATCAACTTTGACGGGGTGAAGGTAGTACGCGAAGAGCTTGCGGCTGGTGGGTTCGATCTTGTCATCGTAGATGAAGCAACTGCAGTGAAGACGACTACTACAGACCGTTGGAAGGCTTTGTACAGTCTAATCAAGCCCACGACCCGGCTCTGGCTTATGACCGGCACCCCTGCCTCGCAGTCGCCTACAGACGCCTATGGGTTGGCTAAGCTAGTCAACCCCAGCGCGGTGCCGAAGTTCTTCGGAGCGTTCCGCGACTTGGTTATGTACAAGATCACCAACTTCAAATGGGCTCCTAAAACTACCGCACAGGATACCGTGTTCAAGGTACTGCAGCCCGCGATACGCTTCACCAAGGCTGAGTGCTTAGACCTCCCTGACTTGTTGTACACCACTCGGGACATACCGTTAACGGTACAGCAAATGAAATACTACGAGGAGGTTCGCAAGTCTATGGTGGCTGTTGCTGCAGGTGCGGAGATTACCGCGGTCAATGCAGCGGGGCTGTTGAATAAATTATTGCAAATCAGCCAAGGTGTGGCCTATACGACGGATCGGGAAGTCATTGAGTTTGACGTAAGCAACCGGGTGAATGAGCTACTGGATGTGATCGAGCAAACAACCCACAAGGTTATTGTGTTCGTACCATTTCGACATGCGTTGGAAATGCTGGAGCAGGCCCTTGCCAAGGCAGGTATTGCTACGGAGTCTATCCACGGTGGCGTGTCGGCAGGGCAGCGGGCGGAGTCCATCAAACGGTTTCAGACAGAGGAGCGCCCCAAGGCGCTCTTACTAATCCCACAAGCAGCCGCGCACGGGATCACGCTTACCAAAGCCGATACGGTAGTGTGGTGGGGGCCAGTGCCCTCCGCTGAGTTGTACCTGCAAGGCAATGCTCGGGCGCACAGGGCGGGGCAAGTTAACAAGGTAACGGTAGTTCGCCTGCAGGGCAGTCCCGTGGAGCGTCGGGTGTACGCTATGTTAGACGGTAAGGTTGATCTCCACCAAGGCCTAGTTGATTTATATAGACAAGAGATTGCTTGACACTCAGGCTAGACTGTGTATAATAAAGACTCCCAACCAAGGAAACAAAATGACCGACGAAACTAAGTACGATGCCGATAAGTTAGTGCGTGTGTATATCAAAATGCGTGATGCCAAGACTGCTATGGTCGCGGAGCATGAGGCTCGTTTAGCGGGCCTAGAGACCCAGATGGACGCTATAGAAGCTGAGCTTCTTACCATCTGCAAGACTACCGGCCAAGATGGCGGCAAGACTGCCCACGGCTCTTTTACCCGCACGGTGAAGACCCGCTACTGGACCAGCGACTGGAGTGCTATGCACGCCTTCATTCGTGCCCACGATGCCGTAGACCTCTTGGAGCGCCGCGTAGCGCAAACTAACATGAAGCAGTTCCTGCAAGATAACCCCGGCTTGATGCCTGAAGGGCTCAACGTTGATGCCAAATATTCTGTTACCGTAAGGAGAGCAACCAAATAAATTTACCCGTGCATTCCTGTGTTATCCGTGTCAATCCAACTCAACTAATATTAGTTACATATCATGTCTGAACTCACATTATTCAAATCCGGCGCTTCCCTTCCTGACTACCTTCGCGCTGACCCCGATGAATTCACCAAGCGTCTTGCTGGTGGCTCGACAGGCAAGACCATCTCCATCAAAGGCGGTGTGTGGCGCATGATCGTTGGCGGCGAAGAGATTGCCAAGAATGAGGACCGCGCCATGAATCTGGTAGTGGTCAACGCAGCCCCCGCTGTGGCCCGTACTTACTACGAAGGTGTTTATGAAGAAGGCGCAGCTACCAGCCCTGCCTGTTTCTCTGCTGACGGCAAGCTACCAGACGCCACGGTTAAGGCCCCGCAAGGTTCTTCCTGCGCCACCTGCAAACAGAACATCGCAGGTTCTGGACAGGGCGAATCTCGTGCGTGCCGCTTTAGCCAGCGTTTTGCAGTGGCCCTTGAAGGCGACTTGAGCGGTAATGTCTATCGCTTGCAACTCCCTGCCAAGTCTTTGTTTGGCCGCGCTGAAGGCGACAAGATGCCCCTGCAAGCATACGCTAAGTTTCTGTCAGGCCACGGTGTTCCTATGTCGGGCGTGGTTACGGAAGCCCGGTTCGATACATCTGAAGCAGTTCCGGTCCTGAAGTTTCGCGCTATCCGTCCGTTGACGCGGGAAGAACTCACAGTTGCACGCGCTCAAGGCGGCTCCGAGGATGCGGCACAGGCTATCGAGAGCAAGATGGTTATCAAGGAGACCCCGGCACTGGCCGCACTCCCCGCAGCTTTCAACAAGCCCGCTGAAGCACCCGCAGCAGAGCCTGCCGCTCCTAAGAAGGTTTCCAAGAAGCCTGAAGTAGTTGCGACTCCTGCCAAGGATGTGAGCGCTATGTTGGACGCGTGGGGCTCTGACGATGAGTGATGCCCGGGGTTATTCGTATTCGCTTGTGAAAGCGATCCAAGCGGCTGACCCCGCCCTCTTGGGGGTTCAGCTTGCCGACTACTGCCTGCATCATGAGATTCCTGTTGCCGCAGTGGCACGTACCCTAGGGGTAACTAGGCAGACTGTGTATTCATGGTTCACAGGAACCTTTCGGCCCCGGGGAGAGTGCATTGAGAAAATAAATAGTTTTATGACGGGTCCGCCTAAAGCACAGGCATAATCCCGTCCCGGGGCTAGGAGAAGCTGATCCCTTCTCGACAAAGCGGAACACGGGCCGCTGCCCCACCTTTTACCCAATTTATCCCGACCGTGAGGATGTGTGAATATCTCCTTCTATCATGCTGTATTGCCTCCTGAAGGCTTGTACTGTGCTTTAAGCATCAAAAACGGGACCGTAGTCCCTAGTTTCCACCCAACCATCCAAGACCTCGTTGACCGGGGCAATGTGCTACACGCACAGGACACCAACGTATTCTTTGCTCTGGCGGCATACACCGATGCCGCAGAGGGCCGCAAGGCAGCAAACGCGAAGGCACTACGCTGCCTTTTTGTAGATATAGATTGTGGCGAGGGTAAGCCCTACGAAGATCAGGCTGAAGGCGCTTCCGCACTTCGGGCGTTCATCGCTACCACAGGGCTGCCTACCCCCTATATAGTTAACTCAGGCCGTGGGCTGCATGTCTACTGGCCGTTCCATGAAGTCCTTACTACGGCTACGTGGAAACCCTTAGCCCGCGCTTTCAAACAACTTTGTGTAGAGCACAAGCTGGCGATTGACCTGAGCGTGACCGCGGACCCTGCCCGGGTCCTGCGCATGGTAGATACAGCTAATCACAAGGTTACCCCTGCAGTGCCAGTCTCGCTCATGGTAGAGGGAGTAGTCAGCGATCTGGCTACGCTCAAAGCCGTGATGCCCCCGATAGTGGAAGAGATTGACTGGTCCGCTGCTAAGGGTGAGGGCGTCGACGCCATGACCCGCGCTCTTGCAGGGGGCGATTACCCCGCCACTGAGTTTTCCCGGATCGTCCGCCGTAGCTTACGGGGCACAGGCTGCGCTCAGATATCCAACGCGGTGCAGAACAGCGCTACCTTGGAAGAGCCCTTGTGGAGGGCCGCACTGTCTATCGCATGGCGCTGTACAGACGCTGAGACTTCTATTCATACCTTGTCTCGCGGGCACCCCGGGTATACCGCGGAAGGCACGTTGCAGAAAGCCGAGGGCACGCAGGGGCCTATGACGTGTGAGTGGTACCGCTCTAACTACAGCGCAGGGTGCGCAGGGTGTACGCAACGCATCACAAGCCCTATTGCGTTGGGCCGCAAGGTAGAAGCTGCGGAAGCCATCAATGATGTGTACATCGTTGAGCAGCAGTTGAACCCAGACAACGCAGAGATAGGGGCCGACACAAAGGTCCAAGTAGAAATCCCCGCATACCCATTCCCGTACTTTCGGGGGTTACATGGTGGGGTCTACCTCAAGAGCAAAGACAAGGAATCGGGCGACCCGATAGAAGTAGAAATCTACAAGTACGACCTGTATCTATCCTCACGGTTTTACGACTCCTCAGAGCAAGGGGACGGCGAGGGGGAACTTGTAGGCGTGAACCTACATACTCCGCACGATGGTATTCGCCGTTTCATTGCCCCCGTAGCCCACTTACTAACCAAAGAAAAAATGCGTGACCTGCTACTCAAGCACGGGGTAGTAGCGATCAACAAAGAACTGGATAACATCATGGCCTATCTCGCAGCGTCGATTCGCAATTTGCAGAAGTCGTTTGCATCTGACCGCACCCGCAACCAGATGGGTTGGACCCCGGACGACAGTGGCTTCGTTGTTGGCGAGTTGGAGTACACAGCGCACGGGATACGTCTTGCCCCCGCAGCTAGCGCGACTAAAGCAATGGCCCCCAAGTTGATGGCAAAGGGTACGCTGGCTAAGTGGTCTACGATTGCCAACTTCTACGACCGTCCGGGCATGGAAGCCCATGCACTCTCCCTTGCCTTTGGGTTTGGGGCTCCGCTCCTGCGGCTCATTGGCGGTATGGAGGTGCGAGGTGCGGCCATTAACTTGATGTCTAATAAGTCCGGTACCGGCAAGACTACCGCGCAGATGGTCATCAACTCCATATTCGGGCACCCCAGCGAATTGTTGATGAAGAAGACTGACACGGGCGTGTCCAAGATGCAATGGCTTGGTACGCTGAACAGCATGGCGGCGACTATGGATGAGGTCACCAACTACGGGGATGAGGAACTGTCTGAGTTGATCTACGATATCCCGCAGGGGCGGGGCAAGAATCGTATGGAGTCGCAGACAAACAAGTTGCGCGTAAACAACACATCATGGATGACCTTCGTGATTATGTCCAGTAACTCGTCGCTGTACGACAAGTTGACCCGCCTCAAGAATACATCTGACGGCGAACTGCGTAGGCTTATTGAGCTTCGGGTTAACCGCCCTGCAGATATCAGCAAACAGGAGTCAGACCTTATCTTTGGGGCGTTGGCGGATAACTACGGGGTTGCGGGTCCTGTATTCATTCAGTACGTTATGCAGAACCGGGAGAAGGTTATTGCGCAGCTTAAGAAGATTCAGTCCCGCATAGACAATGACTTGAGCCTTACGCAAGCGGATCGGTTCTACTCTATCGTGTTGGCCTGCGCCTTTACCGGGCTTAGCATTGCGGTGAAGCTAGGCTTGTGTGCTATCAGTACTTCTCGGGTATACACCTATGCGTTGCACGTTATTACCGACATCCGGGCTGACATCATTGCCCCCGCAGCAGACAACACCTTGGCTGCACAGGAAACGCTGACTACTTACGTTAACGAGAACCTGAACAATGCACTGGTCATCAACGGCGCTCGTACCTTGGGCAACCTAAGCGCCCCTACGCAATCCCCACGCGGCCCACTGCGCATTCGGTATGAGCCGGATACTCGTGAGTTGTGGATACCTGCGGCGGCGCTTAAGGACTATTTTGTGTCCCGGCAGGTGGACTTCCAGCAGGCTATCAAAGAGCTTGCAGATCGCAAGGTGCTCAAGAATGGCGGGGCTGCAATGACAAAGCGGATCGGCGCTGGGGCTATCGGAAGTTTCGACGCTATGGGGATCCGGTGTTATTGCATTGACGGTATAGCAGTGGGCTTAACCGATACGACTTTTGCAGTAGACAATGGCGCGTCCCTATCTAATCCCTGACTCGGTTCGGTTCATCCATGTCTACGGAGTGCCGTACTACATACCGTGGGAGGGCTTACTCCCCGGGTACTCAGTGTTCCTTAAGACTACCGCAACCGCGAGTGAAGTCCGCAAGTTGCTGAAGCCTGCGGAACGCCACTTCCGAATCCTTTTAAAAGCGCACAACCGCGTAGAGTTTGGCTACTACGGTGTGCGTATCTGGCGACTAGCTTAGGGGTTCATCTGCCGGTATGCGGTCTTAGCTTCGCGTACCCAGCCGGTTAACTCCGATTCCAGTTTTCGCATTTCCAGCAGTTGCTCTTCCCGTTCCGTAGTGGACATAGCCTTGGCCCCGTCCGCGCTATTCAAGAAGGTACGGTAGGCCCGGGTACGTTGGAGTTGTTCCAACGTAGAGTTGATGGCAGACTCAAAGGCCAGTTCCGACTGGTGCTCCTCTGCGTAGACTACGGCCCGGTCCGTGTCGGTCTTCATAAGGCTGTTGAGCGTAGCGTTAGCCTTACCCATTTTCTCTCGTTCTTCATAGAACTCCGTCATGGTACGCGTACCTACAGGGTCATACATGTAGGTACTCAACAACGCCCACTTATGCAGGGGGCGATCTACCCGGGTAGGGTTCAACAAGCTATCCGTCATAGCAGTGAACAAAGCCGCAGTAGAGCCAAAGTAGCCTCGCAGAGCGTTGTCGATCATGATTGGAGAGACTTCAGTCTTGACCACATCCCGGCTGAAGTTGGCAATAGCTATAGCGAGTTCCGAAGTCTGCGCCCCGACACGGGCGCTAGGGTCCATCGTCTGTTGGTGAAAACCTTCTAGTGGCTTGCCGGTCAAGAATGACTTGTTAGCCCACGCTTCTACCAACGGCTTAGCGGCCTGCGGTATAGGCGTAACGCGCCCCACATACTGCTCATACATATAGGTCAAAGCCGTACGCACCGCTTCAAAAGCTTCTTGCTCTTGGGGCGTACCCTGCCTGCGCATGTACTCTACAACACGTTCAGGAATCACCTTAAAGATTGCGCCTAGCTCGCCCGGTACCGGCAGCTTCAGTCCCCCCGGAAGAATCCAGTTGCTGTCACGTGTACGCAAGTCCATGTTCTTGTAGTCTTCGTCCTCGTCATCTTTGCCCAAGGCATACAGAGAAGCCATCATAGTAGCTATAGCTGCGCGACTCCAGAACATTTTCCTAGCCTGTGACCTACCCACAGAGGAGCTAGAGTCCAATCCGGAGGCGGCGCGGTACAGCACATCCATACCCTGCACATAAGCGTTAAAGAAGGGGATGGTGGTAACCATCGCGCCCACAAACTCACTATTGCCGCGCCTACGGAAGTTGATAAACTCTCGCGCTCGGGTCTGGGCTAGCAGCTTATCGCCGCCTTCTTTCAGGGTCTGCTCGTAGATAGCCTTACGCACCGCCAAGTCAGACGCCCGGGTTATACCGTCAAGTCGGTGCAGTAACCCCTCAAAGCGTCCGCGTTTAGTAAACCCTAAGTCTTTGAGTAAGGACTGGGCGGGCTTGTTGGTTTGGAAATCATACTCGCCTGTGAGCCCCATCGCGCCAAATTCACGTACGGTAGGGTGCTGGATACCTCGCAACTCTGCAAGGGCCAGCTTAGGGAAATTGGTCAGCGTCATGCGCAGTAGCGCCCCGGGGTTCTTAACTCCTGAGGTCATAATGGCCCGCTGCACGTCATCCGTAACCTGCTTCAACGCAAAGGGCGGCAAGATGGTAATGGCTTTACGTAGTACGTTGGAGAAGGCCCCCAACTGCAGCAGCCAATTAGCCTTCGGCGCGTTCAAATCCTTGAAGGCCATCACATCGTACTTGCTGGGCAGCCCCCAATAGTTCATCTCGCCGTTCACGTATGCGCCCACTGCATTTGGGTGGTCTTGAGTGCTACGCTTCAGGTCTGTAGCCACCCCAATTTTCTGCAGGCTGCGCAGGGTTTGCACGGTACCGTCCGTCTTGATAACCTGACCCACCATCCAGCCCAACGTACCAAAGTAGTTCTCAAATACATCGCCCACGGGGCGGCTGAACGAACCTACGAGTTCAGGCAACTTGCCGACTTGTGCAAGACCCTTGCCACTTACACGCTTTACCTTGGTGAACTTAGTGGCAAACTCCTCCATCCGGTCAAACGGTACATAGTTTGCAACTGCTTTCCAGTCCTTACCTTGCTCTGGAGTAAGCCGCCCCACGGCGACCATGTGATCGACCATATCAATACGTGCCTTGTCCATGATGGCGCTGACTTCTTTCAGTTCCGGGTGCCGCGCATACTCAGCAACCATCTCGTCAATCTGCTGGTTAGCGTCTAGCGCCGAGGTCTTGTCGATTTTGTGGATTGGAAAGTTAGTTCCATTGGTAGCATTCTGGGTACGCAGTTCAGCGAGGCGTACCCCTTCCAAGATACGGCTTGCAATTCGTTTGGCGTCTTCAAAAGACTTACCGTTAGCTTCACCCCACGACTTAAGCACATCGTAGACTTCTTTGGGAGGGCGGATACCGGATTTGGTTTCTACGATCCACAAGCCTGTAACCGGGTCTTTGGTGATTGCCCCTTGCTGGAAATACTCCAGCAACATCTTGGTGTAATCCTGCGCCTGCCGGTACAGCCCCATCGGGTTAACTTCACCCAAGGAGTTACGCACAGCACCGTCAAACTGGTTTCGGAACCGCATCTCAATCGTAGCCGCGATATCGGCTACTTGCGTACGGAACTTGGTGGCGTAGCTCACATCCGGGCTCATCTGAGCCCCTTGAATCATGCGCTTGAAGAAACCCTTCTCTTCCGTATTGATAGGCCCTGCGCCGTCAACTAGCGCGTCCACACTTGGGGCGATTGCAAACTGCTTGCCGGTAGCTGTTGCAGCCTCTGTAAGGTCCGCGGCTTTCAATGCGGTCAGCGCCCCACCTACACGAAGTACTTCACTCAGTGCCGTGTCGGCCTTAGGTGAAAGCCCCAACATGTCCCGGATCAATGTGACAAATTTGTCCCATGCAGTAGCGCCTTTATATGGAATGGTCTCCATATACTTTTGCATTTTTGTGTTCGAAAGCGACCACGCTAGGATTTCGTCCATGTCGCGGAAGGCGTTGTTGCGGCCCTCAAATGCGGTGCGCTCAAACTCCGTGAGGTCCTCAGGCTTTACCGTTTTGATCCGATTGTTGAAGTGGTTGATAACCACATTCGAGACTTGCAGTAGTTGGGCGCGTATCTCGCCTACCTTAGTACCTTCCGCAGACTTGAACCCCCCAATGTGAATCGTGCCCATCGTAGCCGCATGGATCAACTCATGCAGGATCACCTCTGCGGTAGTCCCAGACTGGCCCTCATTGGATGGATGGTTCAGCTTAATAGATACCGTGGAGGTATCGCCCTTTGCCGCTTTGACGTAGCTAGTAACCCCCTTACCTGCACGAAGCCTAGACCCCTCTGCAGTCACTTCTACGGTACCGATTTTCAGACCCGCTTTCTGCAGTTCACGCAGAGTAGCCGCTACCCGGCTAGCAATAAGACGCTGGTTAGAGTCCGGAAGGTTTTGGGCGGCCCAATCGGCCACTTCAATAACAGACTTGTCCTTGATTGCGCGTACCCGAGGGTCAGGCTCTTCTTTTGCCGCAGCAGCTTCCGGGGTCAAGTCCGGGGCACTGGGTTTAGCCAAACCCCCAAACATCCCGCCTTCAGGAACTTTTGGTTTTGGTGCAGGTTCTGCGGGTTTCGCCGCTACTGGTTTAGCCGGAGCCTCGACTGCCGTGCGGCCCAATACCTTAGCGGCTAACTGCAGGTTGCTAGCCTTATCCTCAGAAGTCTCGTTCAGCGTAGGATCGTTCAGCAGTGCAATCGTATCGGCAGCTTCCTTGCGGGCCGCAGGTTTCGTACCGGCGTTGTCAACTCGTTGCTGTAACTCCGCAATAGCGGTATCCCGTGTCAGTGCAGCGGGAGGTGTTCCTTTAGCCGCAGTTCCTGTGCTAGCAAGTGGTCCAGCAGGTGCCAGTCCGAGTCCGACAGTTTCCGCAGGCTTCGCGGGGGCCGCGGCTGCGGCGGGCTGAACGGATGCTGGTCGGGCAGGTTCGACAGGTTGAACAGGTACTTCCACGCTAGGCTGACTTCCTCCGGGCTCAGTGGCTTGGACAGTTGGAGGTGACGCAGGGAGAGGGGGTTGTACATTGACGGGCTCCGAAGGTACAGCTTTGAATTCAGGACGGGCTAGATAGCGGTCAATCTTAGCCTGAATTCCTTCGCTTCGACCTTCCCGGTACATCTCCAAGTCACGTTTGATCTGCGCAGCATTAGCCGGATCGGTGATATCCAGCCCCACAATGGGGGCCTTACGAATAACTGCAGTGGGGCCGATACCTAACGCCTTGAATGTATCGGGGCCTAGTACCGTTGGGGCCGTCTCAGGCGTATATACCGTAGGCGCAGGGCGCAGGATGGGCTCGGGAATCGTAGAGGCCACAGGAGCGGGGACTACTGGAGCGACAGGTTTTGCCGCCTCCACAACAGGGGCAGTAGTAGTCGGTTTTCCTTCAGGAGTGCGACGCAATGGCAGGCGCTGTTGGCCTAGTGCTTCCAGTTCTTGAGGTGTACGTGCAAGACCGGCATCCTGCATGTTCTCTGTGGTTAGCTCTACACCCCCAAGCAAGTCGCCAACTGTAGGCTCCGCTTGATCGGGCGCAGGAGCAAGGGGGTTACCGAACAGGTCCAGTTGTGGGGGAAGCTCCCCTTCAGGCATAGCAGCCCGCATCTCGACCTGCTGCATTTCAGTCGTAGGCTGGGCGCGGAGCGCTTCTGCGGCGGCGGCTTCTTTAGCTGCGAAGGCCTCATCCTCAATAACTTTTTGGCGGGTGGCGACCTCCGCGAGGTCTCGCGTACGCAACTCTTCTCGAATCGCATCGAGTTGGGCGGCTTGCTCTGGAGTAACAGGCTGCTGCTTTAGACGTTCTGCAGCAAGGATTAACTCCTCAGGTTTCTGCGTAGTCAGGTCAGGGGCCGCAGGGGCCGGGGTTACTGGGGGGATTTCCCCTGCAGTAGGAGTTGTGCTGGGCTGGCCGCCTTTGGCGCGACGGCCAATAGCTAAGTCTGTGATACCTTGGATCAAGGCACCGATTCCACCGCCATAAGCGGCAGCTTCGCCAGAGCCCTCCAATAAAGCTTGATCGGGCTTGTACTGCCCTTTGGCGATCAAATTCTGCAGGATTTGGGAAGTGGCCTCCTGCGCTGCTTCCGCGCCGCCTGTAGCGAACGCTCTGCGCACTTGGCTCATTAGTCCATCGGCCAAGGGCTTACCAATAGTGTCGATAAACTTAAACACCGGCAGCATTTCTAGCGTGCCTACAGCGGCACCTCCAAGCGTAGAAGTTCCCCGTTGGCCTTCTGTAGCTCCGCCTTCTTCTGCGCGTACTCGGGCTTCACCTGCACCAGCGCCCACCGCAAGAGCCGTAGCCCCTGCGCGTCCTACCAAGCCAAGCGGACCCAATGCGAAGAACGGACCGGTAGAACCCAAAGCTTCCCCGGCTTTACGGGGGATGGATTCTTCATACCCGGGAGCGGCAGCAAAGGGAGCTTTTGCGGAGGCCGCTATGTCCGCGATACCCGCCCGCGCCTTCTTTTCCAAGTCCGTGGGGAGCAGGGCGGAGGCCCCGGTAGCTGCGCTTTCCAGCATACCGATAGTTCCGGAAGGGATACCTTTCAGGGCTTCTTTAGCGTAACCCCCAATAGTAGTTTTTGGCGCAAACTCAGGGAATTGCGCCCTTATGACCTCCCCTGCTTTATCTTTGGGTACCTCGTCTGGAAACTCTACAGTACGTCCATCAGGTAAAGCAACGGTATAAGCCATAAGTTAACTCACTCTATTTTCCCTGTAGCAGGGTTGTATTTAAGGGTTCCGCCAGAGCTAGGTACGCTGGGGGCTTCCGGCATTGTAATACCCGCAGCCCCGGCAAGGCGTTTAGTTTCCGTAGCTACGTCCCGCGCAAAGGCTGTTGGGTCTTTGGTGTATTTAACCATCAGCATGGGGTTGGCTTTCATCAAAGACGTAACATTGTCGTGCGCCTTATCCGCAAGCTTACCAAGCTCTATAGCAATCCGTTGTTGCTCTGTATCCCCTTTAGCACCTGCGGCTAACTGCGCTTTTAGTTGATCGGTCTGCGCCCTCATAGCAGCAACTTCTTCCCGAGACATTGCGGCCATTTCCTGCCCGGCCAAAGTTCCGGAGGTAGCACCTTGGCGCTCGCGCAACTGGGATTCAAGCTTCTGGAGTTCCAGTGTGTGTTTCTGAACACGTTCACGGTCCCCCATTGCCTTAGCGCGTTGCAAACCCGCCATCTCAAACTGGGCTTTCTCCAACAGTGCTTGGCGATCCAATGCACCTGTACGAAGACCCGCTTCTTCCGCCATACGCGCAGCAGAGGACTGTCCAAGAGACTGGCCCATACCCGCCATAAGTCCGCCAATACCCCGACCCCGAGAACCCTCTCCCCCGGCAATAAGGGACTGCCACAAGTCCATACGCCTACGGGATTGGATATCCTCTCGTGCTTGAGTATCTGCGGTGCCGCGTTGAGCGTCCAACTCACGCAAACGCTTTATGTAGTCTTGCTCAACAGGCGTATCAATCAGTGCCTGCTGTTCTGGGGATACTACTTGTGGGGCGTTCATACGCTTGATAAGGGCTTCATTGGCGGCCCGGTCCTGACGGAACATATCCATAGCGGAACCCCCAGCCTGAGGCAGACCTGCAATGCCCGGTTGTGGAGCGCCTTGAGGTGCAGGCATCGGGCCTGCTTGTGGAGCCATCTGAGGAGCCATCTGCGGAGCGGCTTGCGGCATCGGCTGTGGGGCTGCTTGCGGTGCGGGCGTTGGGAGGCCCATCGTCGCCATTTGCCCTTGAAGTGCCTGCATAGCACGCGCTCGTTCAGCGGGGTCCTTAATGTTCTGTACGCCCGCTAGAGCACCGGCCAAGCGGTCCCCTGACAGGTCAAATTTACCCACCGGCTCTCCGCCCATAGCCGCGGGGCCTTGCGGGGTACGCGGCTTATAGAACTGCTCCATACGTTCAACTTGTTGGCCGCTGGGTTGGGTACGGACTTGGCGCTCTTGGCGCTGCCGCTCAGCAAGGCGAGCGTTGTAATCCAGAATTCTTGCCCGGTCATCCCGGCTTCTAGGGTTTCCCTCTTCATCAACCTCAGGGTCTTTTGGCTCCGTATCCGCAAAGGTCATTCGGTTGAATACGGGTCCACCCTCCGCATACCCAACGATACCGCCATCTTTATAGGCGGTCATGCGGGAGTTGATAGGCACCGAAGCCAATCCGCCTTGGGCCATCCTTACAGGGGGCTCCCCTTGGGGCTGGGGTTGGGGCACTCCGCCCGGTACGGCACCGGGGGTACTCATAGCTTGCTGTGCTTGGGCCTGCCCCATCTGCTGCTGACGCATATTACCGAGGGATGCGATACCCGCAGTCTGCTTAATCTGGTTCTCCAGATTGTCTTTGACAGTACCTTGTGGGGGCTGGCCGGTCTGCGCATTCTTAGCCATGCGCGTGCGACGTTCCATCTCGCCTAAGGCGATATATGGAGGCACCATGTCAGGATTGGACCCGTTGGCGTACGCCATGATCTGCTGCTGCGGCATGTCCTTCAACTGCTCTTGAACTTTGAACAGATTTACCCCGGCAGCGGGAGCGCTGAATCCTTGAGGACCCCCTTGCGGCTGGCCCATAGGCATAGGTTGAGATTGCATCTGGTTCATATGAAGTTCTTAGCCTATTCCAAGTTTTTTAAGGGACTCTACCAAGGAGCCTATGCCGCCCACTGTGGAGGTGAGGTTTCCCAGTGTAGATTGTGGCGCAGCGGAGCTAGTTACGGTAGAGATTGGCAGCCCCTGAAGCATAGACTGCAGATACTGAGTTTGCTTCATAGGATAGTCCCGCTGCGTAAGGAATTCATTGTAGTCGGCGGTTACACCTTCTTGCTCGATTCCGCGCTGCGCCGCACCCTGTTGGGCTAGCAGGCTTGCAAGCCCCATACCTTGACCCTGCTCGACGTTGAACTGGTTTGTGCCTTTATCAAAAGCAGTCGCGTAACCTTGGCCTACGGTCTTATTCATCTCTTGCATGAGGTTCCGCTGGGTCTCAGCGTCCATAATACCTTGGCGAGCGCCTCCAAAAGCCCCCGCGCCCGTCATCTTGGCAGCGTTACCCATTTGGGTGATTTGAGATTGGCGACGAAGCTCTTCCATCTGCGGCTGCAGCACAGACTGCAAGTACGGGTTCATGTAAGACTGCGCTACGCTTGATGGTTGGCCCGTACCGGCCCCGCCACTTGGGGCTCCGGCTGGGCTGCCCCCCGCTAAACCCGGTTGCATAGGCGCATTTGCCGCCCCTGCAGGGCCCCCGCCGTACTGCGGAAAGAAAGACCCACCCTGTTGCGCGAAAGTTCCCCCAATATTCTGGGGGAACGTTAAGTTTCCTAACCCTTGAAAGACTTTTGATTGTAGTCCCGACTCCCCTGCCGTCATGGGGCCTTGGTAGGTCTGGTAAGGCGTAGCCGCAATGGCTTGAGCCTGACCTAACATATCCGTTACATAGGGCCCTGCCCAAGTAGACAGGGTGGAAGCGCTGCTTCCGGGTGTAGTGGTAGGTGCGGTTGCCATGTTAAGTCCTTATGCGGGGAGGTGTTTAGTGGCTCGCGTATTTGCGGCAATATTGGTTGCTTTACGCCTAGTAGTTTGAATGCGTTTCATCATAGCGTCTAGCTGTTGCGCACCTGCCTTAGTAGACCCATTCCCAAGCTCAGACACGATTCGGGCCGGTATGACGTATTCGCCGTCAGCCAAAGCCGCAGGTTGGTGCCCATCAATAGCGGCCGGTATAGAGTCTGATACGCCATCTCCCGGGCCATTAAGCAGTCTGCCTTTAGCCAGAGATGCAATGCCGCCCTGTGCATACCCTTCAAATACAGGGGGCGTTGGCGTTGGCGTTGGCGTTGGCGTTGGCGTTGGCCCAGGGTTAGAGGCCACAGGCTTGTACTGCATGGGGCTGAAGTATGTAACTCCACCGGACCCAGCCCTGCGAGGTGCCGTAGCCAACGTACGCCCTTCACCCCCTGCTTCCGTTGTCACTGTGTGCGGAATAGGGAGCATGGTTCGACTAGCAACAAGGGAAGGAATCCCCCCTTTGTAGCCGGTATCCCCCGAAGAACCGCCAGAACCGCCCCCTAGCAAGGAGGAAAGCCCCACACCGCCCGCAAGCCCCGCAGCTAATGACCCAGCTTGTGCGGAAGTTAACCCCAACTTGCTCAGAATGTTCGCCCATGTAGACGTGCTGTAACTAGAGGTATCTGCAGGGGTCAGCCCCAAGTCTCTGGTAGCTTGATCGCTGTCTGCGCGGGGGTTAAATACAAACGGGGTTGTAGACGTGCCGTAACTAGAGGTATCTGCGGGGGTCAGCCCCAAGTCGTTGGTAGCCTGATCGCTGTCTGCACGGGGGTTAAACACAAAGTCAGAAGTCCCTCCGCCAAGGACCGTCCCCCAAAACGCTTCGTTAGCCGCATCGTTATCGTCCATATCAACCTCTCCCAATAATGTTCATTAGCTCATCGAGCGTAGTGGCAGATGAGTCCCCTGCCGTAAGTTTCTGTATCAGTTCGTCCGCACTATTTTCGTCGGGTTTAGGGGTATCCGCAAGCTGCTCCGCAAACTGCCACGGCTCCGCTCCTGCAGTGGTAACACTTAAACCCCGGTAGTCCTCATCGACTAAATCGCCCCTCGCCCCCAATTTCTGCTTCTGGGACCCAAACTCTTTGCCGTAATAGAACATATTGGCAAGGAGCGGGAACCCTAACGCTGCGGCGGTCTGCGCCTGCACTTGGGGCGTCGGTTTAGGTGTCGGTTTAGGTGCCGGTTTAGGTGTCGGTTTAGGTGTCGGTGTCGGTGTCGGTGTCGGTGTCGGTGTCGGTGTCGGTGTCGGTGTCGGTGTCGGTGTCGGTGTCGGTGTCGGTGTCGGTGTCGGTGTGGGCGTTGTTGTAGCAGTCAGCCCCAAGTCCTCGTTAGCCTGCTGGCTATCTTTCGCGGCGTTAAACACAAACGGGGGTGTAGCGGTCAGCCCCAAGTCCTCGTTAGCCTGCTGGCTATCTTTCGCGGCGTTAAACACAAACGGGGTTGTAGTCGTGTCGTAACTAGAGGTATCTGCAGGGGTCAGACCCAAGTCTCTGGTAGCTTGATCGCTGTCTGCACGGGGGTTAAACACAAACTGGGTTGCAGAGGTATCTGTACGGGCGTCTCGAGCGGCGTCGCGCAGAACGTTTCGAGCCGCATCAGTACCCGCGGTAACCGCCGCGTTTATTATGGACTGGTCTAACGGCTTCCCTACTAAGGTATTCGCTATTACTGAGGTAGCCGCTTTTTTCGCAAAATCGGGGAGGTCCTTAAACCCCGGAATTAGGTTAGTAATATCAGGCATTGCCGCTGAAATCCCGCCCGTGACAAGTGCTTGGAGCGCCCCCTCTACTCCGCCGCCAGTCGCAATAGAGCCCGCCACGCGGCCTGCAATATTCGCCCCGGTTTGCCCGAGGGCATCAACTACGGGACTAAAGCCCGCGATGCCAGAAGCAACACTACTTCCAACCCATGAAAGCGCCGCGGCTTTCAACACATCTTCAATATCTCGACCCGCAGCAAGATTGAGCGCTGCAACCCCAAGAGGCCCGCCGAAAGTTGAAGCGCCTGCTTGAATTATGTGCCCAAGCACAGGGACTTGCAGGAGTTTAGCTAGGTCATTACTAGTGCCCCCGTATTGCGTATAGAAAACAGGCGTGCCATCAGGCTTAAATTGAACGTTATATTCAGTAGAGCCCTCTCCCGCATAAGTCCCGCCCCAAATACTGTCTTTGTAGCCGAGTTTATGGTAACCCCCTGTATTGTCGGGTCCGTATATGGGGTCCCCAGTCGCCTTGTTGTAGTATTCCTTTACTGTGGTAGCGGGAGCCATATAGCTGGATGGGACGTCTCCTTCCCCCGTCGTATAAGAAACCTCGTGCTCCGGAATAACTTTGTCCCGAACGCCAAAGTCTTTAATGTCTGTAAGGCCTGCCTGTGCCAAAATCCGCGCCATATCTCTAGAGGTGCCGTACGCACTCCCCAAGGCCTCGCCGCCCCATTTTGAGGAGGTTCCCTGAGCCAAAATCTGTTCAGCTAAGTTTTCCCGTGTTGGGTCCTTCAGTACAAGCGCCCCGGAAGGGTCGTAATCCGACTGTATGTATTCACCCGTTGCCTTGTTGTAGTACTCCTGTACGGTTTTCTCTGGGACTGTGACCAACTCGTCCCAAGCGCCCTCCCCCCCGCCAATTGTTTGGTAAGTTTGGTGGCTTGGGATAACTCTGTCTCGGGTCCCAAGGCGGGAGAAATACGTATCTTCAGGTATAGGCATGATGCGGAACCTTTAAACTATTGCGGATACATACGATAGGGTGACTATCGCAGAGGCTGTTGAGGGGCGCACGGGAGCCACGGCTGCCGGGTATGTAGGTATCGTAACATTTGTGCTATCGACCGCCCACCAAAGTTCTACAAACTCCCCCGCTTCTAAGCGCACAAAATAGTTCCACCCCACGATACTCCCGCCATCAACGGAGCCGTGCCGAGGCGCTACCGTTACTGACCCCCGGGAACCCACGATATCAACCCCGGGGCCGGGACCGTCTTGGCGTAGCCATATATCAAGATCGTGGGCTTGCGAGGATGTGTTTTTGGTCTGCACACTGAACTGCAGGTTGTAGATACCCCCATAGGTTGCGACAAGCCTAGAGGTTAGGGTCCCTGTGATAGTCGTGCTAGCTACCGTAGCAGACGTGCTAACCGTGTAAGTTCCCGTACCGCCAGTGCCGGTAAGAAACGCAGTAATTGTGGTGCCCGGTACGACTCCGGTACCCGTTAGGGTCATCCCAAGATAGATATCGTCCCCCGACACTGCAGTGACTGTAAGCGTTGTTAGAGCTTGCGAAGCCGTCATTACCGCTACATGGTCCCCGAGCGCCACGCCATTGGCGTAATCCAACGTGTCAAAAGTAAGCGCTTTGGCGGTGTTAGCAGGGGCGGTCTGGGTAACTAAAGATTGAAATGCCCCATACGGATGCTGCAAGAACCTACCTCCAGTGCCACCTAGCAGTTCCGACATTGCCGCGTCTAGCTGGTTAAAGTAGATACGCAGCATGTTATTCTGCGCTCTGAAAGAGTCTTGGGAGTACTCTGCTGGCAGTATCTGCAGCGCAGGTGCTTTGGGCTTAAGTAGTAGCGGCATAAGTCAACGTTTCCCATCAGGCCTCATATCAAAACGGATAGCACCTAGCTGCCATGTGGTACCTATTTTGTTGGACGAGGCTTTCAAGATCATCTGCCGCCCGCGAAGGCGTGTGTAAATCTGCCCTGTAAACCCTTCAGTTACAGTGTATTCCGCCCCTGTCAATTGGTTAACAGGCTGAGATACAAGCGACCCCGTGCCCGACCCAGAGTTCTTCATGGCGTATAGCCCCAAGGTTACCTCCGCAGTAGTGCCTGCAGTAGACCCCGCAAACGAGAGGTCAGGTAGCATACGGTATACAAACATGAAGTGATCCCCGTCATCCATATCGAACTCCGAGGAGGAGATATATGCATTGATCGGGAGCGTTACTCCAGTTTCGTTGTCGTCCACTCCAAACTCGTGGTTGACGATATTCTGGCTATAGGTAGCAGCAATAGGGTAGCTTACTAACCCTGAGTCGAGCCATGCGGTGCGTCCCATCGTGCCGTAGTACCAGACCTTCTCAACGTAGTTGTAGATAACATAATTACTGATCGCAGTGCTATTGCTGGCGCAGTAAAACCACCAGACCTCGTTAAAACCTTCATTGGTCCCCGCAAACACTTGGTAATTCTGGGTCAGGTTAATGTCTCGGTAGACAAACTTTCGCAGGTCGCAGTCAAGGGTTCGCACCGTGCCGTCATACATGTAGAACTTGTCGATACCCATCCAGTAGACAACGCCTGAAGCTAGCGCTACTGCGTTAGGCCCCATAAGCGAAATGTTATCGCCCACAAGCTGCGTCTGCCAAACTACCGGAGCGCCTACATACTGGAATGCGTAGAGGGTGGAGTCAGTCCATATCAGAATCTCTTGCCGCGCTTGCAAGCAAGCTACGATTTTGGACCCGTGAGAGAGCCGAATGCTACCCGCCTGATTAGTGGCAGATGGGGTCCACTGGGTTACAGACTCTTGATCGGACCAGCGTACCACCATAGGGTCTTGTGTGGTAGTCCCGAATTCGTTAGCCCCTAGGGCAAACACAAAGCGGCTTGTGTCCGATATGAAGATCCCGTTCTGGACAATCGGAACGTTGGAAGCGCCACCCAAAGACGTAACTGCAATCCCCCTATTAGAGAGGATATGGGTACCTGACTGGGTTCCAGACGTAGTTATAGCAGTGCCGCCGTACGTGGTGGATAGATTGCACGTAGTAACCCCGCTAACGGTTGTGGAGTTTATAACGTAGTACACCACATAGGTAAGGAGGCCTGTAGGCAGTGCCCCAGGGGTCTCTAGCATGACTGCAGTACCGTTAAGTAGCAGGGGGCCAGTCGTAAAGGTCAGTACCGCGG